ATGGTGATCTACGCAGCGCAATGGCCGGCAACGGTGGCGCCAGCGGCAGCCCCGTGCTTAACATGAGCTTCCAGTCCACCAGCATCAACGGCGTAGAGTATGTCAGCCGTGATCAGCTTGAATCTGCAATGGCTGAGACGCGCCGCAATGCAACACGAGATGGCGCCAAACGCGGGATGACGATGACGCTTGATCGCATCCAGAATAGTAGCTCCACACGCCGGAAGGTGGGCATCTAATGGCTAACTTTCCTTCTATAAAACCAACCGCCCGCAGCTTTCAACTAGGGCAGTACCCAGTCAAGACATACCGGGCAATGTCTGGTGCAGTGGTGCGCCGCAGCTTCGGCAATAAGGCGTTTGGCTACACGCTGGACTTGCAGTTCGAGAACGTGCCAGAAGCAACAGTCAATACCATCATCGACCACTACAACGGCCAACAAGGTGGCACCATAGGATTTGCAATTGCCACCGCTGTATTTACAGGCTACACAGTAACGCTGCAAGGCAAAGTGCGCAACCCTTCTGGCATTGAGTGGCTATACGCTGAGCCGCCTAGCGTTAGCAGCGTCATCAAGGGTATCAGCACCGTAACAGTAAAGCTGGTTGGTGAAATGCGATGACTGAAATTCGTCTTGCGCAATACTTTTATCTTGTCACATCCACGGGTACACGCCACCGCTACCAGAACTTTTTCGTCAGCGAACCACGCATTCTTGATGGTGCGCGATTTGATTTTGCGCCATTTCGCGCTGAAGGTAGCACCGCCAACCTCAATGGCGACAACGGCATGGTGCGTGTCTTGTTTCCCAATGTGGAGTTTGCCATTAAGCTCGTAGAGGATGGTGACGGTAACCGCCTTAGCGAGCTGACACTTACCACGCAGTGGCTAAATGCTGCCTTAGCGCCATCGCGCACCTACCAGGAGCGATATGTGGGCATAGGCGCCAGCTACTCAGATACTACAATCGAGCTGCGGTATCGCACCGCAATGGACTCTGTTGGTGCAACGTTTCCAGGCCGCACCCTCACCCGTGGCCTTGTTGGCCCATTGCCGCTTAATGCAGACCTCGTCCTTCAATGATTTGATTGGTTTGCCGTATCAATGGGGCGCCGCTCCGTGGTCTGGCAAAACCGATTGCTTTCAGCTTGCCTGTGAAGTGCATAGGCGGTTGGGGTTCGCCGATTACACCGATCAATTCGAGTGGGTGTATGAGCTGTTTGATGAGAGCACATTTCCCAAACCGTTGCTGACGAGGTGGATGATCGAAAACGGCACCCGTCTTAAGCGCCCCGTGATTGGCGCAGTGGCAATGCTGCCGGCTGCGGTTGGGTCTGCATTAGGTACAATTGTGGAAGACGGCACACTGTTTCTCTCGCCTGGTGGCACTGTTATCAGGGCGCCATTGCCTAGCGGCATTGGCCATTACTTCTGGATGAATCGATGACCCGCAAGCTGCTGCCTTATGAATATGATCTTATTGATGCGTTGGGCGTCACTAAAGAAGAGTACCTCGACTTTGTAGCGCAACAGCACATCTACAAAGATCCAAAGCAAGGCACTGTACTAGACATAAGGAATGAGCCCGGCATTATCACTGCGATTGTGCTGGCTGTCGTAGGCATCCTTTTCCAGGTAGCCTCCATACTGCTGATGCCCAAGCCAGAGCAGGCTGAAGGCTCAACGCAGACTCGTGATCAACGCCTAGCGCCACGCACTGGCTTCAATGGTGCGCAAAAACTGGCCGTATATGGCGAAACTGTGCCGCTGGTATATACCAGCATGAAACAAAACCTTGATGGCGGCGTCCGCGTTTCTACGCTATTGCTATGGTCTGCAATCCTTAGCTTTGGCAATAGTCAGTTTATGCGGCTAATGATGACAATCGGCGCATCACGCATTGGTGCTATTGATCCTGAACGTACAGCCATCGGTCAATTGCCAGCTAAAGACATAACGCTAAGCAATGTATGGCAGTATTTTAATTCAAACGGACCAACTACTTACAGCAATCTGCTTAAAGGAAGTACGCAAGACCCGACAAGAAGTGGCGCAACAAGGACAGATACCACAGCTAAACTCAATGGCTTGCCTGGCAGAAGAGAAGGCTTCAGCCAGTGCTTCTCACCTACAACTGCAAACGCTGTAGGCGTTACTGGTTTTATCCCAATCAATGCAGATGTACTTACTTTAGACAAAAGCGGCAATAAAGTGCTTACTTTAGTGGGCATACAATACACACCTCGCCCTAGTACATTTTCCAGCGGTGATCGAATTACTGTAACTGTACCAAATACAAAAGACCTGCCCCTTACTACTGACACGCCTGCCAATGCGCGGCAAGACGCATTACGCGCTGCTGCTTCATTATTTGATGATGGCACAATTTTCAAAACTGGATCAGCATTGTTTCGCGTTGTAAGAACCACTTACGCAGGCGGAGGCAATGACATTGAAGAGGGGAACTTAACTGTTGTACTGGAATGTATTCGACGTGGCAATAATTTTAGCTTAAATTATGATACAACGCATTGGTCAAAAGCACGCGGATCTAAGCAAGACAAACTAAACGAAAGAATTGCAGGGCTAAATAGAAGGATAGACAAAAACGAAGCTGAAATTAAAAAAAAGCAAAAAACATTAAGTGATGGGTACATACAAAAGCGTGTTAGCAATCGCTATATGACTGGCACCGTTAAAAGACTGACGGACAAAGACCGCGCCCGAATTCGGAGGCAAATTGAAGATCTTGAAAGCAAAAACTCTGCGTTAGCGCAAGACATAGGAGAGCTAAACAACCGACTTGCAGCTATTGCAGTGGCTCCATTCCACACCAAAGGGTTAGCGCGTATTGAACAAGCATCTTATGCTAGCGTTACGAAATGCAATGTATTGGACCTTGTAATCAAATACGAAGTGTACAGACGCATTAGCGGACGCAATAATGTTTACGGCAGTCGGCAAATAGATTACGAGCACAACGCATCTGACAATGGTGCTAAAGCTCGCACATCTATGTTTAGAGTTGAGTACCGCTTTGACACTAAAGGCAGTTATGTGCGGGTTCCTTTTATTTTTTGCGCTCGGGGCTTTAACGAGCAAAGCGTTTTTACTTACCTAAAACTAGTATCTGCTGCTGCTAAGCAATTTATAGAAGTACGCTTAGAACCTGTGATAGATCCACCAGCAGAGCGTGGCGTAAATGGCTTTTGTTACTTAAATCCTAATGGGCAACTGCAAAAACTTACAACTAGCAATACAGGTGATCTAAAGCTAGAGATTTTCTTTAATGGATCAAAGCATGTCACCAGTGCTGACTATCCGCCAAGGGGTAGGTCACCAAGGGATACCAGTGAATTTGATTTGTTTAACTACGATGCTTTTACTAACTCTACTTTTGCATTCGACAGATCACCTGAAATTACAATAACAGCGGTTAACGAACAGACTATTGAGCCGTGGAGCAGCTACAGCTCTAATTTGTACAGAGGACTTTCTAACTTTGCCTTGCATGTTAATTCAGGCCCTGGCACTCAAAATATACGGGATGTAACTGTATGGGTAGAGGAAGGCAAGTCGCTGCGTCCGTTGTCTGCTAATGCCAGCATTTACAACAGCGATACTGCTGTAGACGCATTAGCTAGGTCCACTCCTACAGTATCCAGCTCTTTTGCTCCTGACATTTTCCTTGACACTATTCTTGATGGCACCAATGGCATCGGGAAATATGCCAGCTTGCATTCAGTAGATGTAGTGCAATTAGCGCAAAGCAAACAGTTCTGCGTTAGGAACAAGTTCTTCATGGATGGGCTAATTGGCGACGCCCGAGCATGGCGCGAATTCTGGGCGCAGGTGGCACCATTTAGCCTGCTGGAACTTGGCAAAATTGGCGGCAAAGAAACGCTTGTGCCGGCGGTGCCATACGTTGAATCAACTGGCAGGATGACGCGTGCCATATCAATTACAGCACTATTTAACCAAGGCAACATCCTTGAAGACACGTTTAAGGAAGAATTCATTGATTATGGCGCCAGCACTCAAGATGTAATTGTCACTGTCATCTACCGCGACGTAGAGCGCAATGGTATTTTCCCGCGTAACAACAGCGTAGAAGTGCGGCGCACTGACACAAAAGAACCCAATGCAATACGCGAAACCATTGACGCTTCGCAATTTGTTACTACACGCCGTCAAGCAATAGTGCTAGGGAAGTTTCTAAGCCAGACGCGTCGCTACACCCGCCGCGCCATTGAATTCATGACATTCCCCACGGAAGCCTTCGTAATGCCTGGCAGCTATGTCTACGTTGAAACCAGCAACAACCAGTGGGATGGCATCTACACAGGTCGCATCGAGAGCGGCGGCGTGCTCAACGTACCGCTGCAAGGCAAAGGCATCCCAAATGGCAGCTACAACGTGCTCACATATGGCAGCACCGCCGGCACTAGGTCATTCAATGGCGTGGCGGTTGCCAATGGCGCGGCACCTTCACTTGCCTCCCGCACTGGCGATCTGTTCGTGCTTGGCCACGCAGTGCGCTCCAAGCGGGTGTTTCGCGTGACGGAGGTGACCATGGAAGAGGAAGGCGAGACCACTGTCCGCGCCGTGGAGCATCCATGCGACACCAATGGCCAATCACTCATCGCCGAAGGCATCGCCAGCTACGTTGCGGGCATCTTTACCATTGATGGCAGTGCAGAGTAGAATGCAAACAAATGACTAGGCGATAGCGATGGGTTTTTACACCGGGCGCAGCGGAAAGCTGTTTATCACTCCAATCCTTACTGCCAACCCAACGCCATTCGCAGCTCAATCAGTGCTGAAGATTCGTGATTGGTCCATTGAAACCAGCCTTGAACTGCTGGAAACCACCACGATTGATACGGCAATTAAAAGCTACACGCCAGGGATGGTTAGCTCCACCGGCTCTGCTACGGTGATGTATTACCGCAAAGAGTCTGGCGATGTAGGCGTACAGTTTGAGCAATTGCTTAACAAGGTGATGAAAACCAGCAACGTAGGTGTCACCGAGTCCGACCGCGTGGGGATGGTGCTGCGGGCTGGATCACAGCCAGGGCTAGGTGTTGATATAAAAGATGACATTGGATTTAATGCGTACATAACTAACGCCAGCATTACTGTAGGCACTGGCGAGCTTAGTAGCGTATCGTTTCAATTTACAGTTGACGGGCGATTTATAGAACGTGTTGACGCATGACCTATTTTATTGGCAATGTCGGCAACGTAAGGCTGCGCCGCAACAATGAAATAACCTTGTCGGCATTGGTGAAAGATGCTGATGTAACTGTTGTATTGAATCGCATTGGCTTTGAAGGCGCAACCGATAACCTGTTGACTGGCGACAAAGTAACCATCAGCACTGCTGACACACGCGGGCTATTATTTTTCACAGTATCTAGCTGGGTGGACGGTGAAGGCGTTGAGCAACGCAGCTTTTCCGCTTTTATTAATGTAAATGCTGCAGGCGGGCTGAGGTTTTTCCCCACATTTGCTGATGCTGTAAACAATAATCGCGCCGTTGAGTATCAGGTGCAGTCGTTTGTAGGCGCTCCTCTGCTAGTTAAATTAGTAGTGCGCGACATTTCGGCTAATGTCCTTGGAGACGTCACAAGCTACACTTTTAACACAGACCGCGAAGGGCTCGATACAACTACACTTAGCGACAAGTTTAAGCGCATGTACTCCGCTGGTCTTATTAGTGGCAGTGGTAAGATTGATTGCTTGTTCAATAATTTAACATCCGGGGTAAAGGAAACGCCACTCCTAATGCTACAGCTTATACACCGCGTTGACATTGGCAGTGAATTTGATTGCTTGCTGTCGATCACAGATTCAGCAAACGACCCCGCGCTATCCGCATCGGACAATATTTTCTACGAGTTCACCGCAATGGTGACACGCGCCGGCTTGGAGCTGTCTGCCAGTGAGGTGATTTCATGCAGCATTGACTTCATAACTACTGGCGAGATTAAGCTGCTGGTAGGCCGGCCATCTGGCTATATACTGAAAGAAGATGACGACCGCCTTGCCCTCAACCAAAACAGCTTGGCATTCCTGCTGACCGAGGTTGAAGACTAGAATGTACCAAAGGAGCTTGTAACCCGTGAGTGACCAACGCATTACGCAGCTTACAAAGCTGAACCAAGCTGATGTGGCAGCCAATGACGTGCTGGCCATAGTTGATGTTGGCTCAAGCATCACCAAAAAGGTAGAAGCCAAGGAGCTATTCCAGGCTGGCGCAAACCTAGCCGATAGCGCCAGCATCGACCTCGACAAGCTGGACCAAGCCAGCGTCACCAAGCTGGGCACCACGGCGCTAGCGGACGATGCGGTTACGGCAGCAAAGCTGGCAAGTGACAGCGCCATTGCCTATGACTCTGTTGCGCCAACCATTGATAATTTTGATGGTCGCGGTTACGTCAATAGCACCAGCAAAAACCTGCAGGTATTTGACGGCAGCGAATACCAACAAGTAGTCGCCCCCACCGCTGGCATTGAGGATCTAGCTGTTACCACCGGCAAACTAGCCGATGGCGCAGTTACGACCGCCAAGGTAACGGCACTTGGCACCGCGGCTTATGCAGATGGCAGCGTAGCTACGGCAAAAATTGAGGATGATGCTGTCACGACCGCCAAAGTAGCCGATGGCGCCATTACCACTGCCAAGGTAGATGCGGCTGGCCTTGCTGCCGATGCCATTGCCGCTGATGCGATCACCACCGCCAAGGTGCTTGATGGTGCTATCACCGGCGCCAAGATGGCAGATGATAGCGCCACCATCGTCCAAGCAGGCACGCCAGTAGGCAGCGGTGACTTTGAAGGGCAGCAATGGTTCGACACTAATACCAGCGTTCAATATGTCTGGGACAGCACTGCATGGATTAGGCAGGCAGCCCTTAATGTTATCAATTTCACTGATACCACTCCCATTGCGTTTGCTATTGCGTACCCAGATAATCACACTGCTGATGTCACCACCACTCTTGACACGCAGGTAGCTAATACCGCATTTCTTGGCCCTGCAACTGGCGCTGACACGGCACCAACGTTTCGCGCAATTGTACCTGATGACTTGCCTGATGCGACTGCAACAACCAAAGGCGTCATCGAACCTGGCACCGGCTTAGCCGTTAATGGTGGCACGTTAAATCACAGCAACAGCGTTGCAGCGGGCACCTACACCAAGGTGACAGTTGACGCGCAGGGCCACACTAGTGTCGGCGCATTGCTAGAAGCAGCAGATGTTCCCGACATTGACGCCGCCAAAATTACTACAGGTGAACTGCCAACAGATCGCATTGCTGATGATGCAGTCACAATTGATAAGCTAGCGGATTACAGCACGTCA